TTTCTTTTTCAAAACCTTGTTCATTAACGTGTCCTCTATGCATTTCAAAACCTTTAACTTCTATATGACCCATAAGAATCTCAGCAGTAGAATTATCTATCTGGTAATAAGAATCTTCCTCATTGTCATCACAAATCCAAGGTACAAATAATATATCAAGACCATCAAAATTAACTTGTTGAGTCCTAGTATAAATTTTTGCGTTTTTGTTAATACTTAAATTGTTCATAGCATTTACTTCATTGGTATTCTTATAATATGTGTCGTGATTACCAATAATAATATGTGTATCAATACCTAGTTCTTCTAGTTTGTTCCAAAATACTTTTTTAAAATTGTGTGCTGTATTATGATTAATAAACTTTCTTCTATCTACCACATCACCTAAATGTATAAGTGTTTTAATGTTGTGTTCTATTAAATATGGAAAAAATACTTCATCATAAAATTTGTTTTGATATTTAACAAATGCTGGATTATCATTCCTACACCCAAAGTGAGTGTCATTAAGTAGTGCTATTCTCATTTAGGTACCTCTGGTACATTTATAATTGACATCTTACCACCATCTAAAGGCACATAATAAAAATGTGTTATGGAAAATCTTCCTAATTGTTGACCTTTATCCTCTTCTTTCATATGTACCGTATCAACACTATGAGTTGCAAAAGATGGAAAGAATACAACACGATTATTTTTACACTCAATCGTATCTCCTATATCTTCTAAATGTAAATCTCCACCTGTAAATTTTTTTGGTTCTTTATATAAAAATACTATCTTCGTATAAACAGAAAAGTCCCAATGTCCTTTATAAAAATCTCCATCTTCATAGTAGTTTAATAGTACGGTACTAAAATTTAAATTTCTCATATATCTAAAATGTATATCTTTTGTTAGATAAAGTTCTTTTGGGTCTGCTACTCTAAATAATTTTTTAGAACACCAATGATAATCAATTGGTTCGTCTGTTATAAAACGACCTGTATTTTTACCTACAACTCCAGTATCATCAATTGCTCTTGATGTTTCTTCTGGACTTAATAAGTTTCTTCCTAATCTTCTTATGTCAGGCCAGATATGACTTAATTCTGGTGGTGTAAAGTAGTTGTCTATAACAAAATAAGAAAACTCTTTTTTATAAAATTTTATATCCATATCATTAATACTATCATTATGCATAGTAAGGCTATTAGCCAAGGCAGGCTATCTATAAACAATTCTTTAATCCAAATCCACCACATATTAAAAATAATTTATTTGTATGTTTAATCTTTGTTGTTTGTCTGAACAACTTGTACTACAATGTTTTAATCCAGGATCAAACATTACAGCTCTGTTTGCAACACTTTCAATTTTTTGTGTTCCTAATTTTGTATAACCATCATTGGAGTTTAAGTGATATAAACAACCTCTATGTGGCCAAGGATAATCATTATGTATAGCGTGTTCTTCTACACCTCTTCCTGGTTGAGACCCTACATTAATAAACATATTTACTTTAACTCTAATTAATGCTCTTGGTTGTATCTTATCTAACAATGGATAACATACTTTAAAAAATGTTTGGTCTATATGCATTGAAGCTTGATTATATAAAAGATTGCCCAATAACATAAAAGGTGGATCTGATGGTTTTTGATCTGCTGTAACCACAGGATTAAAATACCAAGGAAATATTTTTGACCCAATAACTTCTTGCATTTCCTTATGATGGTGTGGTTCAAGAAAGTCATCTATAATAGCCACCTCACCTGTTTTTATTTCTATATGTTTATCTAATCTTTCGTCTCTATGCCAAGGTTCTTTACCTTGCATTTGTTCTTTGGTAACATCAACCATTCTTTAATCCCATAAAGTAGTCTAGTTTACCAGTTCGTTGTCTTCGTTTTTTCGGTTTCGGTTTTGTTCTATCTTTCTTTTCTGGTTCATCTACTACTATATTCTTTTGTAAAAATTCAGTAAATTGATTCTTAAATTCTCTATCATCACCTGGTTGTAATGTCATATCATCATAATTAGCTGATGATATTAATTTATGTTTAATTGTTGTTTGTTTTTTTTCTTTTTGAATTCGTCTCACAAAAGCATAATATATAATTTGTGTAAAATAAGCAAATGGATTATTTGATTTTTCTGAATTAAAATTGTCCAAATATTGTAAACAATTCTCTATACCATCACTTATCATATCGTCTCTAAATGTATAATTAATAAAGTTAGGTCTATAAGATAAGTGGTTTGCAATCTTTAGAAAACACTCACCAATATAATCGGTTACTGGTGGTTTCTCCAATTTCTTTCTTTTTGCTGATCTACAAGATTTTTTATACTCGATCATTGCCAATAAAAATTCTTTGTTATTAACGTAATGTTCGGGTTTTTTGTTTGATTTAGTCATAATAATATAATACTCTATTTTGTCTTAAAAGTCAATGCTTGGAGACTTGACAAATAAATCTCCTCGTATATAATAGGGGTGTTCCCCCTTTAGAGAAACCTAATGGAGAGTCCTTTTACCTGGGGTGATAGGCATATCAAATTCTTCTTCAAATATCTCATTTAATCTGGCAGATTCTTCGTCTGTCAGTCTTCTTCGTTCATCTTTCTTTTTTGATGGAATGTCTAATTTATTATAATCAACAACCAATTTTTTATATGAGCTTAACATATCAGGCGTGGCGTTTGTTATAGTCATTATCTTATCTTTTGGAATTGTAACCACGTGGTCGTTAGAATAACCTGTCCATTTAATTAAGGCTATATAATCTTTAACCCCCATAGGCGTTAATTGGGGAACATATCTTATCTGCAATGGTTTAACTATTCTTAATAAACTATTAGCTTCAGGCAATTGGTTTTTACCTATAGGCAAATCACACACAATATCATCACCATTAATTAGTTTGATTATTTTAGTTTGCACCTCAATTTTGACTTTAGTTTGAGGTTGTGGTTTTTGTTCCTGTTCCATTTAATTCTACCTTATGTATTTCATAATTAAACTCTTCACCATTGTATATATTTATCCTTTCACGAAAATGTTGTAACGTATAATTCTCCTTTTCGTTATATGTTAAGTCATCTGCTATATCATATAACGTAGCGGTGGATCGGTTATCCTTCAACCGTAATCCTCTACCTATACTTTGTAGATTTCTTATACGAGATTTACTAGGGCTACTAAAAATAATATTGTGTAAATTACGGATATTAATACCAGTAGAGAACGTCCCATAAGAAGCGATAATAATGGCGTTATCAGACTTTTCTGTAATAGACCTAATACGTTCCCTCTCATCAGCTTCAACTCCTCCATAGACATAAAAAATTTTCTTTCCTTCGGCTTTCTCTTCTATCATTTGCTTAAGTATGGCACCGTGTTTCTCAACATACTGAAACAAGCAAAGAGTGTTTCCATTTAATTGTGTTGCTAAATTTCGGACAAATTTATTACGTGGTTCATTTGAAACCAAATAATCCATTTCTTCCTGATAGGATTTATCCTTTAAGAAATGTCTAGCATTAGGTGGGTGTTGTAAGACTAAACAAAATATTTTTAAGTCTGCTAAATGTTTATCTTCTTGTAGTTTAGTTGTAGTGGTAACCTTTTCAACGGCACCAAAAAGACCTTCTAATACTAATTTATGCGTCTTTGTACCATCTAAAGTACCTGTCATACCAATTCTATATTTACAATCTTCTAGCTTAGTTAATATCTTTGTTAATGATACTGCTTTAAATAAGTGTGCTTCGTCACCAACAACCATACCAAATTGTTTAAACCATTTTTTTGGCATATTATAAACAGACTGCCAAGTAGATATAACAACTCTTTTATCTGTATCTTTACCCATACCACCATAAATTCTATGTACATTAGCTAATGGATTCCAACCATAATCTTTAAAGTCTTTAAATAATTGTTCTACTAGTGATGTGGTTGGTACTATAATTAATACTTTATTGTTAACCTTTTCTCTTATTCTCAATAGATTAAATCTTACCAATAGATATGTAATGATTGATTTACCACTTGCTGTTGGAGATAATAATAGGCACCGACTTTTCTTTAATGACCAGACAAAGGCTTCTTTTTGATA